AAGACGCTGGCCGAATCCGACTATAACCGTTTCACACCGCTTGTGAAGTGTCTGGCCGGTGAGGTGCAGAATGAGAAGAATATTGTCCCGCCGTGGACCTGGGGTGGTGCGCCGACGCGCGATATGGTGCGTCGTCAGGAGTACCTTTGCCAGCAGGGAGCCCCGCCCGCCCGCGCGCCGCAGCTCCGTTAATTGCAGGGAGTGCCCCGCTAGTTGCATGGGGTTCGTCCTTGTTCTGTGGAATACTGCATAGCGAATATTGAGATAGTGTACTTATTTTTACCACGTATATTACGTATTCTAATATAAATCAATAAGCTGCCCACGCAGTGGCCGGGGTACTTCGCAGTATTGGACAAGGACCCTGTGTTTTTTAAAAATCTTTTAAATATAGAGATAGCAAAATGAGCTTCAATCGGCTCCACACTGATGCTATAGCATATGCGAATAATCTCCAACGGTCTTCGACCACCCTCAGCTACCTTCTGGACCCAATCAGTTACGAAAATGGCAAGAAGCGTCGCCACGAGCTCGGCCTCATTGGTGGAGCCGAAGTGTCCCAGATTAAAGGCAATATTGTCGACTTGGAGAGTGAACTACGTGGTCAGACCCGTTATCTGAGTATGTGTGCTGAGCAGCAGTGGAACCCTACAGCGATGGAGGACAATCTGATTAGAAACGATAAGACCCCTGCCATTAACGTGGAGAAGCGGCATTTACCTGCCTTTCAGATGATTTCCCACAAAGCCATTCCGCTCCCGCCGCCCATGGAGCTCACTCGCTGCACTACAGGGTCCCGGCCCCGTACTCCGGCCACTGCGTGGGGCAGCTCCGCTTAGGATTGTGGGATTGTTGGGATTGTGGGGATTGTGGGGATTGTGGGGATTGTGGGGATTGTGGGGATGCTGAGGCGAGGGGGGAACGCGAATTGACCCGTATCCCGACGAAATAACAGGAATCTCTACATATCTTTTGTGTGATATGTCTTAATCGTAATTATTTTTACAAGCATATTACTGATTCGAGTAATAATCAAATATGTAGACACCCCTGTTATTTCGTCGGGATGCGGGTAGACATTGCGCCCTCCCAACAATCCCAACAATCCCCAATAATCCCCAACAATCCCAACAATCCCAACAATCCCCAGCGGAGCTGCCCCACGCAGTGGACGCCGTACGGGGGCGGAACCCTGTACCCTGTATATAAGAAAAAGGCTAAAAAGACTAAACAGCCGAATGGCCCCCATTATCACCCTTCGTGGGTTCTGGGATAGTCTTTATACCTCACCAATTTACCCAATTCTTATCGGCTATTTCGAAACTTTGTTTGCCGATGTCAAACAGGGCAGAGTCTATGTATATTCGATATTCAATGGTGTATCACCGCCACCACGCGACCAACGCGAAACCGACGCTCTATATGTCCATTTTTCAGGCGAAGGCCACTACGCGCCCCCAGCCGACTTTGACATTAGCCTCATCCCTCATCTGCCCGGGCCTGGTATTATTCCCCATCCGCTCGCTTCCACGGATATCCATGTCAATAATCTATTGCCCTATATTCTGAATCGCCCTCGCGAGCCTCCACCACACCAGACCCGCTTCTGTGCATTCGTTGTTTCTAATGGTGCACCAGTTGAGCGACGACGTTTCTTTAATATGCTCAATGAACGGAAGCATGTGGATAGCTGGGGTGGGGCCATGAACAATATGAATGGTCACCGCCCACCAGCTGACTTTAATAGCAAGGGCTACTTCGACTTTCTATCGAGTTATAAGTTCATGATTGCTTTCGAAAACAATAAGATAGACTATTACCTGACTGAGAAGCTAATTAATGCTTATGCTGGTGGTTGCATCCCAATCTACTGGGGATGTCCACAGGTTACAGAGATTCTCAATCCTCGCGCTTTCTTGCTTATTGATAAGGCCGAGTGTCCGGATATGGCATCGATGATTGAAAAGGTGCTTGCTCTAGATGCCGACGACGAGGCCTATCGCCGGATGTTTGCGGAGCCATTGTTCATTGATAATAAAATCCCGGATATGTTCAATGTAAAAGTTTTTTCACAACATATAGCAGAGGCAGCCAATGAGCTTTGAAGGTCTTCAGTATGATACCCAGACCTATGACCAAAAATTACGCGAATCTATTGGCCCGGGTATGTATCAGCTCGGGAGTCCGGCGAACGATTGCGATAAGTGTGCCCAGGATATTCCTACCGACCCCTATCGCCGTTGGCAGCAGTGGGGTCCGGGCTTCTGTGCACCGGGTAAGGCAGTGGATGTGAGTTCTGAGCTGCTCGGCATTAGTCGCAAGGCATCGAAGTGCGCTGCGGACCAGTACGCCCCTGGCAAGGGCCCGGTGGCTGTTTGCCAGTCGAGCGGCAAGGGCAGCGGCCCTGAGTGCGCCGCCCAGACCGAGCCGACCCGCTACAGCAATCCTGTGTGCACCTTGAAGGACATGAGCAATAATCGCTGGGAGTGGCTTTGCTGGAACCCCCAGGACCGAGCCATCATTCCCTTTAACTGGAATGTATCCAACCGGAATGTGGTAAAGGATAACCACGCCGCTTGCATCCCTCAGCCGATTGACCAGACCAGCCTCCTCCCCCCGGCGGCCAATATGCAGGCATGCCCTCCCGTTGACTGGGTCGCTGTGCAGCAGCGTCAGTCGTCGACCGCATCAGTTACCCCGACTCCCCGTTCTCCCCAGCAGACCTGGCAGTCGTGCAAGGCTATTTCGAGCATGTAAGGTGGGCTATTTTTCTCTGGTATATGTAAGTACCTTAAACCCATGGATCGTACGTTCACTGTCGAGAGTTCCGACGTACACGTTACCGGCGGCCGTTATGTGTCGGCCGTCCCCTCGGCCGCAGCCAAGAAGGCTGGTCGCCAGCTATTCGCCAGTGCCCCCAACAAGGCAACCATTAAGTTCATGCTGCGTGAGACCACTGTCGGCTCAGCCAAGAAGGAGTACTCCTATATTGCCAAGAAGGAGAAGCTCGACCAGCCCAAGGTGGTGCGCCTCGGCACTAGCGACATTAAGTATACCCATTCTTACAACGTCAAGGCCTGCAAAATGCCGACCGCGTAGAAGGCTAACTACAGGTGTTTTTTTTGTGAAATTATCTTAGAGGTAAGGTGATGGCATTATACGCAACCGTCGGCTTAACAGGATTAGGCTATATGTCTAGTCAGGGGCCCGCCGATCTTAGCGGCGGCGTGCCCGCACTATCCGATGTTCCATCGATGCGGTCTATGTATAAATCGGATTTCTCGAAGTCTGTGCGTCAAGATGAGCAGCAGCGGGGGGACTTAATGTGGAATGCCGCACAAAATCCCACTGAAACGGGTGTGGTACCGCGCCCTGCATATGCGGATATGTTCGAACGGCTAGACACTGGCTCAGGTTCAGGTACTAGTGCCCGTTCCCTAACAGGTGAGCCCATGGCCCCTGAGCAGTTCACTCACAATAATATGCAGCCGTTTTTCGGGGGGCGCGTTCGCCAGAATTTGCGTGGGAGCGTTAACGAAACTTTGCTCGAGACTTTCACTGGCTCGGGTGGTGTACTACAGCATAAGCAGGAATCAGCCGCGTTCTTCAAGCCGGAGGCAGGGGTGACCAATGTCTGTGGGATGCAGAACGCAGACCAGTTTTACAAAGACCGCATAGTATCGCCTATTGCCCGGAACAATGATTTCCCGATTCAGCAGGTGCGCGTTGGTCCTGGTCTCGGCCAGGGTTATACGTCGCGGCCGTCGGGTGGTTTTCAACAACAGGATACATTGGATATTCTTCGCCCAAAGACGATTGATGAGCTCCGTGTGTTAACGAACCCGAAGCAGACCTATGAATCGCGCCCCCAGGGTCCTGCACAAGGTATGACCCAGCGCGGTATTCAAAGCGAGGTGGTTAAAAATCGCGCCGAGAACTATCACGAACAGGACCCGCAGCAATGGTTGCGCACTACCGGTTTCGAGAAGAACGCCACCGAGCGGCCAGTGGAAGTGATTAAGCCTACCAGCCGGCTTACCAGTCACGTGGAGTACAAAGGTGCTGCGGTTGCTGCGAACCAGCAGGGCAAGGGCGAAGCCGACGATTATGGCAAAGCATCGGTGCTCGTTTACGATAATGAGCGCCAAATTACGGAAGTTCGGACCGTTGTTAGCAATGCGACTTCGGCGGTGAAGTCGATTGTGGCGCCGTTTACCGATATTATGCGTCATAATGTTCGCGAGTTCTTCGTGGACGCCGCCCGTACCTTTGGTATGATGCAGGCGCAGATTCCGGAGAAGCCGACCCTTTACGATGCCGTCAACCACGTCGCCCGTACCACGATTAAAGAGACGTTGATTCACGATGGTGTAATTGGTAATTTGGTATCCGGCGTTCCGGAGACTTACGCTCAGCTCGATGATGCCCAGCAACAGAAGACAACTGGGCGTGAGACCCTCCCAGTGGAGGACACCACCCGTAATATCGGGTCGCATATCTACAAAACCGCTGTCTATGACCCTGATTGCGTGGCCCGGACGACCATTCGTGAAACAACCGAGGAGAACAAGCATCTTGTGGGTAATGTGGGTGGCGAGTCAGAGCGCGGTACCGGCGCTTATTCTCATATTGAGGTTAAATGGGACCCGACGAATCGTCAGTTTATGTCTGATAACGACCGGTATGGTAGCGGTGGTGCAACCAGTGATTTCCGCCCGATGTCGCACGAGGCCTCGGATAACATGGAGGTTGACCCGAGCAAGGAGATGCTCGAGGAGGGTCGCATTCCGAGCACGGGCGGGCCGCAAGCGGGTTTCTCTGTGGAAGGTGTGAATATGCAAACCAATAAGCTGAATATTGATAGTTTGGCCGCACGTGCCCACCAGGGCGGTCCCCAGCGAACAAATGAGCAGAATGTTGTCCTAATGACCGACTGCGAGAACTCGCGGTCACTGAATAAGGTACCGGTTGAGGATACTCGTCTGGATTGCAGTTTGCTCCAGGCCCTAGAAGCGAACCCCTATTCCCAATCGATTCACTCGGTTGCCTAAACACACAGGGTACAGGGTTCCGCCCCCGTACGGCGTCCCCTGCGGGGAGCAGCTCCGCTACAGGGTCCCGCCCCTGTGAGGCGTCCACTGCGTGGAGCAGCTCCGCTGAGGATTGTTGGGATTGTTGGGATTGTTGGAGGGCGCAATGTCTACCCGCATACTGGCGAGATATCAGAGATTCCTACATATCATTTGTGTTTGCCCAATATAGTGGAATTTTGCAAAGTATAATACTTATTTTTGTATTACAAACGATTACGTAGGAATCTCTGATATCTTGCCAGTATACGGGTAATCAACGCGTCCATCCCAAAAAATCTCAGCGGAGCTGCTCCACGCAGTGGACGCCTTACAGGGGCGGAACCCTGTAGCGGAGCTGCTCCACGCAGTGGACGCCGTACGGGGGCGGAACCCTGTAGTGCGCTTAAAGGATTGACTCTTTTTTAACAAACATAAGTATGAGCCAGGACGCTATTCTTCTAGACCAAAAGCGTGAATATACCAAGCATCTATGCAAAGTCATTGTCGAGCCGATGATTAAAGGTTTTCGGGCAATTTATCGTGAAGCCAAGGAGTCTCGCGAGGCAAAGGCCAATGGTGTTCTACATACCTTTCAGGCGCGTTTAGAGAATGTGCCTAATTGGAACAATGTGATTATTGCCAAAGAGTATGACCGTATGAATTGTAGCTTTTTCGCTGACCTGCTCAAAGCGACCTTTATTACTAATGGTAAATTGGCACTCCATAATGTCTCCGGAGGCAAGGGGCTTGCAGCAGCCCCCAAGCTAAATGTACCTAGCCCACAGCACTTTTTACATAAATGTTATATTGGCTTTGCACGCGTTCTATGGCAATGGCCTTACCTGATGTCGGATACCTTGAAGCCTGTGGAGCAGCAACAGAATCTGCGCCAATGCCATTTGGCGATTAAAGATGTGGTGAAAGAGGTTCTATACGAGTCGCTCCCCCTTGACGACCTTTATAAACAGGTTTCACAACAGAGTGTGGTGCCCCCTGCAGAAGATGAAGCGTCTGATGAGGAAGAGGAAGAGGAAGAGGAAGAGGAAGAGGAAGAGGAAGAGGAAGAGGAAGAGGAAGAGGATGAGGAAGAAGAGGATGAGGATGAGGAAGATGAAGAAGATGAAGATGAAGAAGATGATGAGGAAGATGATGAAGATGAAGATGAAGATGCATCTGAAAAAGAAAAGACAAGTATTAATGTGAATGAGAATGAGGAGGAACCTCTTAAAGAACAGACTGATGAAGAAAATGAGACGACAGCACCTATTCCTGATGTCGAATTCAAAGAGCTAACTATCAACCCAGCTGAGCCTGTACATGAGCCTGTACCTGCACATGAGTCTGTACCTAAGTCTGTTCCTGCACCTGAGCCTGAGTCTGAGTCTGTACATGTTCCTGCACCTGTACCTGAACCTGAGGTCGAACCTGTACATGTACCTGCCCCTGAGGCTGACGCCACTCCTCAGAATCTTGATACTCGCGAAGTCACTATTATCGACTCCCGTTCTAAACATAAATCAAAACACGAGAAGCCCCGTGCGTTTTTTTGAAGTAGTTAAAAATGGTGTAAAAAAGAAAGACTAGCCAGATGGAGTACCAACCAATTGTCATCGCTCTTGTACTAAGTATTATTGCCTACCTCGTATTGAGTAATATGGATGTGAGTACTCGTGGGCGCGATGAAATTCCAAAGAAGATGTCCGCCGCTTCAAAGGGGGCACTATTCTTCTTCTTAGTCATAATATTTATGGTGGTATCACACCTCGGTTGGTCGATGCTATCTTCAGGTATCTCTGGAGGCGGCGGTGGTGGTTCCAATGCTTCGCTTGCCGCTATTACTGGCGAACTTCCCCTTCCCGATTATTGTGTGGGCTCACTCACTGAAAATCTGCATGTTGGCTCGGCGCCCTTTTAGCTTTAGAGGGAGTTGCAATAATCTCAACTGGCACCTGTAATCCGAGGTTACGCACTAATTCGCTCACAATCGGCATATCTCCTGGATTATCGATTAATAAATAGACAGGGTACGGTCGGATATTGAGGGAATCGGCCAAATCAAGGCCCTTTTCATTTAGAAAGAACAGGGCTTCGGTCAACGCTTGGTGGGTGGATGCGAGTCCTGCATCGTTACACACGATTCTATTATGGTGTATTTGAATTTGAACTTGGGTCTCTGTTGGTTCGGCCCCGCGCTTCCGTTTCCCTAAAGACTCCATGGTAGTCAAACGCAGCAGCACGTTCAGTATCATTTTTTTGTGACTATCGTATAATGAAGCTAGAGCTTAAAAAATTCGATTTGCGAAATATTAAAGACGATAGCGTAGTGGTCTTCATCGGCGCCCGAAATACTGGTAAAAGTTTCTGTCTCAACGATGTTTTATATCATAATCAAAAGATGCCCGTCGGCGTTGTCATTTCCGCAACGGAACGCGCCAATCACTTTTATGAAAAGAAAGTCCCTGCAATGCTTATCCACGACGAATTTGAACCCAATATTATTGCAAAGCTCCTAAAACGACAAACGGATATCACCGACCAACAGTACCAAGAAGTCGAGAAGTACGGTGGAAGCGATATCGACCCCCGCTGCTTTCTGGTACTCGACGATTGTCTATATGACAAGTCCTGGACTACGGACAAGAATATGCGATACCTTTTTATGAATGGTCGCCATATTAAGATTTTCCTTCTGATTACGATGCAGTTTCCCCTTGGTATTCCTCCAGTTATGCGCGGCAACATTGATTATATCTTTATTATGCGGGAAAACAATTTCGGTAATAGGAAACGTATTTTCGAACACTATGCGGGTATGTTCCCTTCCTTCGATATATTTAATCAGGTAATGGACCAATGCACGGAAGATTATAACATGTTGGTGATATCGAAGAAATCGCAGAGTAATAAGCTGGAGGACCAGGTGTTTTGGTTTAAAGCGACGGACCGCCCCCCTTACAAAATGTGTAGCCAGGAGTTCTGGAATATGCAGGCCGTCGACCAAGAACGGAAGCGACTCGGCTTCGGCGCTGATGGCGATGATGAAGAGGACTATGTCCCGGATATGGGTAAAAAGAAGAATTCGCCGAAAATTAATGTAAGAAAGAAGATATAGTGGGGACGGCGTGGCGTGAATGAAAGCTGAGCCCACAGACCAAAAAGAATATGACCGTGTTGTCGAATATGTGAAGGCGCGCACGGCACGTTGGCCGAATGCGTATGCATCTGGTCAGGTAGTGCAAGAATATAAGCGTCGGATGGCCGCAAAGGGTCGCATCGCTTACAAAGATACTATCCCTGCGGCAGCTACTGGTTTGCGGCGTTGGTATAATGAAAAGTGGGTGGATATCAAAACTGGTCGGCCGTGTGGGGCCGTCCATACAGATGCTTATTATCCCACATGTCGCCCGAGTATTCGTGTGACCTCCAGCTCACCAGTGATAATGGCCGCCCTGACGCCCGCTCAGCGAGCTGCAATGGTCCTGAAAAAACAAAAATCGAAAGAAAAAACTGTTCATTATACAGAAACCAAACCCGGTGCCAAAGCAGAACCCAAATGCAAACGGTGTATCCGAAACCGAACCGTTTAATTATTCTCGGGGATGTCCATGGAGATGTTGAAAAACTAGCGGTTTGTTTGTTCAATTATGGTATTATTAACGAGCACCAAGAATGGGTCGTTCAGCCTCCTGATACTATTGTGGTGCAATTAGGCGACCAAGTTGATAGTGCATTGCGCATTATTGGTGGACCCGAACCGGATGCTTGGGAGCGCTATCCCGATATTGAGGTAATTTATTTCTTAGACCGCCTGGATAAGCGCGCTCGAGAACAGGGAGGTCGGTTTATATCGATGATAGGCAACCATGAAGTTATGAATAGTATGGGAGATTTCCACATGGCATCGAAAACCAGCATTGATATGGTTGGGGGCATTGAGCGTAGACAGCACCTATTTGCCCCTGGTGGCGAAGTTGCACAACTCTTATCAATGCGGCCAGCAGTTATTAAAGTGGGCGATATACTAATGTGTCACGCAGGCCTATTGACTAAACATTTGATGGCCGTGAATGGCGATGTCCATCGAATTAATGCGATTATTAGCGATTACTTCGCCGGCCGCCCAGTCGACCCTCATCTATTTCAAACGCTCTTTGTTGATAACGATAGCATTGTTTGGACGCGAGCTTATTCGGCATTGAGCGAAGATGAGTTGGCCCCCGATATTGCCCATGTCTTACGAGTATGCGGCGCCGGACGCGTGGTGGTCGGGCATACGGTGGTACCGCAGATAATGTCGCGGCTCAATGAAACGGTTTGGTTTGCTGATGTCGGGTATAGTCGCGCCTTTGGTAACAATGCTCTGCAATTGATTGATACAGGACAGGGTCCCGGTCCCGTACCCCGGCCACTGCGTGGGGCAGCTCCGCTTGAGATTTATGGGGGTTAGTGAGTTGTGGGTGGTTGGGTGGTTGGGCGGGTGGGCGGGTGGGCGGGTGGGCGGGTGGGCGGGTGGGCGCAATGTCTACCCGCATCTCGGTAAAATTACAGGGTTTTCTATTATTTTTTGGTTTATATTAGAATAAGTAATATACTTGGTATATACTCACAAAGACAAATGATATATAGGCATCTCTGTAATTTTACCGAGATGCGGGTGAATTGCGCGTCCCTCCCCCCTAATCCCCATTAATATCCAGCGGAGCTGCTCCACGCAGGGGACGCCGTACGGGGGCGGAACCCTGTAGCGGAAACGCTGTAAAAAATGAAAGCCATAATAATTTTTACTTCATACCACTCCGTGCCATCACCACCTACCATGGACGCCATTAACTCCCTCGCCAACACGATTGCTAATCGCCGCATTGGCAGCTGCGATGCCAACGACACGAAGTTTGTCGGGACGTCGCCGTATCACGTGGCGGCTTTCTTCGTGAATCCACGTGCACATTGTGGCTTACGGAGAAAATGAATGGAAGGGTGTCGAAGGAAAATGGACGATTCACGCCGAAGACAATGCCCTGCGGTCGCTGCCGTCCTTGCCGAAGAAGAAGCATTTGCGAAATATTAATATGATTATTATGAAAACGTCGCGGACACTATGTTATAGCCACTCGAAACCATGTATCCATTGTGTCCTGTTACTCCATTTGAAGTTACCGGAGAAAGGCTACCGCTTAGACCGTATCTATTATTCCAATAAAGAGGGAACCTTTGATGAAGTTAAGCTCAGCGACCTCGTATTCGACGAGCACCCCTATACATCTATGTACTTTCGAGCAAAGGCATTTGCTGTTAAGAAATAGAGTTGGGTTTGTAATAGGGTCAAACTAATAAATATAAAAATATATTATTTTATTAATGGCTCTTCTTCGTTCACACGATGGTAATAGTCATGAAAAAATGCTGTTTACCGACAAATTTGCGAACTACACATAAGGGTTGGGCTTATATAATAGTTTAGTAAAGTATGGAGCCTTCGCAGAAAAGTATTCAAGATATTATAGCCATATTGGAGACACCGTTTTCTAGTACTAAAAATACTAAAATTAAACGGAAGTCTGAAGTTCATAAACTGCCTAGTAACCCTAACATAATGTTTCGGATAGATGACTATAGTGTATTCGATGATGATAAATTTTACAGTAATATAAGTAACCCGGCGAATCTCTATCTTCGTCGCGGCACAGCAGTAATATACGCTTTAGCGAGTCCTGGAGATACAAGTCCGAAACCTATTTTTATGTTAGCAGGTAGCCCCAAGTTTGGTTACTTTGATGATGTTCTCACTGAGCAACTCAATGAACCAGAGTTCAACAAAACAAAACTTGTTTATACAGAAAAAGAAAACGGTGAGGCAGGTCATTTAGCATTTTTTAAATACAATGATGAATGGTATGCCATTATTGGTTCTAAAAATGTACATATTGTAATATCTGTTAGAGATGAAAAGGCGGCATGGGCCGATTTTGAATATTACAAAAATATAAAGGAAACCCGGTATGGTACGGCAGTAGCAAACGCATCACTGTTTATATCAGGGTCGGGAGTTCTTCTTCTTTCATCAAATGCCCCTGAACATGAGAAAATGAGAACATATCTGTTCGAGAACAATTACACAATTGTATTTGAGGCGATATTTAATAACCATTTAGTCTCTTATAGTGGACCAAATCGTCATATAGCATTTGCAATTACTGGCCCTCAGTTCAATACAGTAAAAGAGCAAGGGCTCGTGATGTCCCCTGAAGAAAGCCTTAAACTGCTCGCCAACTGGGGTTTTAATGTTGCCAAGAAGCATGTTATATCAAATATTAAAGAACAGGCTTTAAAAAAGAAGTCCCTTGATACATTATATGAAACTAAGGATAATAGCGAAGGGGCTGTTGTTTATGAAATATATACTAACAAGGCTGGAAAAGAAATTGTTGGTAAAATATACAAACATAAGAACTTTATATATATTATTAAACGGGCGGCAAGGGAGTTGATTGCTGGACGTAAAAACTATGCGGCGTGGGAGAGACGTTTCTCTGATTTTCATATCGATATCAAGAACAATGTTGAAAACAAAAATGCGGTAGAGAATCTTCTGGCATTTTATGTACACGCTATTAAAACAAAACCCCCCCTTGAAATTGCTGACATTGGCCAAACTATTCAGAAGGACTTTACAGCATTTATGGAATCGACAACTCCAAAGGTTAGGGAGGACTTACGGAATATTGCAAAAGAGGTTATCGATAGTAATAGCCTTTCACAGCAATCTCGGAAGGGTACTAGCGCTGGACCCCAAAATAAAAACTGGGCGATTATGCTTGTCGGTCTTCAAGGCTCTGGTAAAACTACAATGCGGAATATGTTAATGTTAGCCCTGGGGCCAGGCGCTATTTATGCAAACCAGGATGAAGTTGGCGGTAATCGGAAGGCATTTATAAATGCATTATCAACGGTGCCAAAAGCGAATCAAGTTATTATTATTGACAAGTGCAACCACCTGACCCGTCTTCGCAATGACGTTTATGAGCGTTATGAGAAGGTTATTATTGTTGAATTTAAACATCGCAATGGTCATGCGCCGACAGTTGAATGCCTTTTAAGAATAAAGAAGCGTGGGCTATGCCATCCCACTCTGGTGCCAGGGGCAGCAACAGCTGGTATTTTAAAGCAATGCAGTGATGATTATGAGGCAATTACTGAAACTGAAAAAACATCACCGAATCATTTGTATATTGAACTCCCTATTAAGAATTCCCCATTCGAAAATCTAACGATACTTATTAACAAACTAAAAGACAGCAATGTTATAAGTCCATCAATTCCTATACCAACTCCAGAAGCTATTGCAAATAGCAATGCCAAGTATGAAACTGATGCCAAGGAGGCATTGAAAAAGACGATAATTTACTGGAAAGCACAGGTTAAGCCTGAGGACGAGCATCTCATAGACGAGATTTACAAAAGAGTTGGAGAGAAAAGTGGAATTATTAAACAAGCGGAATATCATTTAACTTTAGCGCCCCCTGGTGCGAATATAGACCATGATAAGTATATGAATTACATTACAAAAACCAGTACAGAATTGGAAATTACAGTTGAAGCTGTTGTTTGGGATAATAAATGTTTAGCCCTTCGAGTAGAACGAAGTGACATATTGAAGCAATTATGTGTTAATGCTATTCCTCATATAACAATCGGCTGTATTAGTGGTACAAAGCCCGTTCATTCAAATACAATGTTACAAGCGGTCAATGAAACTCGTACAGCTCCTCTAACTCTAACTCTAAGTTTAGCGATTATGCCCGTAATGAGAACCGTAGCATGGAAACCGGCACCCTCTCCGGGCAAAGCACAACCGAGTTCGTCGAGAGCAGCAGAGGGACGCCAGCAGCAATCGCCTTCGCCACATCAAGAATGAGTAGTATAGGACGCCCCGAACGTGCTCGCTCCGGGCATAAGGCGAAGTGTACATGTACTCTGTTCATTGGTAACAAATATCCATCACTCTGAATCATTTCCCACGCAGATGCAGTGGTTCCGTGAAAAACAAACGCCGCATCACTAACAGAAAGCGGGCTTAATATGGGCGTCTCTAACTGTATTGAGTGTCCCTGACAAGCCCGGACTCTTACTTGCTCAGAGCTCTCATCTAATATAAAGCGTCCCTTGTTGTCTTCTATAACCCATTGCCTCAAATCTTCAATACCCACGTTCTTTCCAAGAAATGGCATTAATTCGTTCACATTTACCCATCCACATGGATCCATTGGGCATGGGGGATTGTGTCGCAGAAAATATGAGAGGCGTCTAGCCATTGTTAATACTGTAAACTATACGTACAGACTACGTCAATATCATTTTTTCTTTTTTGTTATTTTTTTGTTATATTTTCATATTTTCATATTTTCGTTCTTTAGGCCGGAAAAAATGAAGTAGAGAATATTAAGAAGATACAGATACATAGAAACAAGCACAATGGATATCTTTGCCGAAACCTTGGATAACTTGATTAAAACTAAGGTAGCAGCTGCTAAACTCCTTAAGAAGCCTCGGGCACCCGCGAAGAAGATGGACCCAGAGGAAGAACAGAAGAAAATCGCTCGTCAGGAAGCCCATTTAAGAAAGACTGTTCTTACACTCTGTAATGGAGGCGCAAAATAAGGCAATTGATTGTCTTATTTCACAGATTATTACCCCCTCGCCAGGCAGCCGTGGTACAAGCACAGTAGATACATCCCTCCTAGGCACCCCTGCATTTCGCGAACGTCTTTTGGTAGTAATGAAGAACCGTCTGCGGCTCATAGAGCTACTCAAGAAGCCGCTGGTTCCGCAACGGTCACCCGAATGGTACGAGTTGCGTCGTGGGCGCCTCACAGCGAGTGACTTAGCTCAATCGATGGATAAGGGCAAGTTCGGTAACCGTGCCCAACTCGTTATTAAGAAGGCTTTCCCGGAACGCGATACCTTCGCCGAGTTCCCGACCAAGGCCGGAACTATTGGTCCACTCAAATGGGGTACTATGTTCGAGCCGTGCGCCCTACGCTGCTATATTGAGAAACATGGTGGCGTAGGAGTTCACGATTTCGGTCTCATTCCACATCCGACGATTGCCGAATTCGGCGCCAGCCCCGATGGCATCTCGGATGTCGGGATTATGATTGAGCTCAAGTGCCCTTGGAAACGCAAGATTATTAAAAACGAAGTACCTGAGCAATACTTTCTACAGATCCAGGGACAGCTGGCTGTTTGTGACTTAGATGAATGCGATTACCTCGAATGCGATATTCAACGGTTCGATAGCCCCACCGCCTACGAAGCATTTGATTATAAGGGCGAACCGCATGGTGCTGTAATTGAATTCAAAGATAAGGAATACCTCTATTCGCCAGATGGACTCAGTCCGGTCGATGTTACCGAGTGGGTGGAGAATAACATTCAGGCTGCAGACCCGATCGATGTCCACTATTGGCGCGAACGGGACTATAATTTAGTACGCATTCCCCGCGATGCCGAACTATTTGCGTCGCTGGTTCCCCATATTAAGGGGTTCTGGGCCGATGTGGAGGCGGCGCGGCAAACAGGCTTTCAAGAAAAGATTGAGACGAATGACGACAGGGTCAAGCGAGAGAAAAGAGAACAAGTGCGCGATGATAAAAAGCGTGTTAAACAAGCGGCTAACGCGCCACAACAGGTTGCTTTCAGGAACGACGATGATTAAGTTAGGCCGACGTGGTGAAGAACGGAATGCCCCACATACGCCATTCGCCGATGTGAACGCATCCAGTCCCTCCACCGTAACCACTGCGGAAGATTTCTATTTTATACATATTATAAGCAGACTGGTTATTCTGTGTTTTAAAGACTTTCGGCTGACCAAGGACGGTCCAGCGAATATCGGTTTGGTTATCTATTACGACCCAATTAATCCCATCTCCTGACCCCCAGATAGTCCATTTGGTAGGTGCCTGCTCTATGCAACAGCCAACCCGTGGGGCGATGGTGTACATTTTTAGGACGATTGTATCAGGAATCGATAGCGCAACATATGGACGCGGTGAAGGTGCGTCTATATTACCTGGCACAATGCATTGGGTATTTTGCACATGCCACCCTCCTTCAGTCCCTTGGTCGCCACCGACCTTATCAAAGGCACCCTGTGGCGACCACTGCCAGCCTCGCGGCCCCCAACCAGATGCCCAGATGGAGTTGGTCCAAGCAACGTACATACCTACTCCATAAGACGAATTCGCTAAGTATTTGCTATACTTAGATAGCTTCCTGTTCGGGTTACCTAACTCTGGAATTGATGGCGCTTCCTCTTTCCATGTATGCCCAGCCCCAATATTCTGCGGAGGATATTCGCGAACCTGGCCACCGCTAATTGACGCAATATCCGCCACCGGTTGAAATGAATCAGGTTCGAATGCAATAAACTTTTCATTGATTCGATACATATTGGCATAGTTACTCTTTTTTGATTCTGGTACCGGACTCAAACAGGTAGACTGGAACGGAATCTTTTCCGTTCCGACTTCCGTCCGCTGCGCGACTGTGGGGTTTGCACTTCGGCAACCACAGAAGGTATCTATATCACCAGGGCACTTCATAAAGCATAAGGGGTCGCGAGTTGCATGTTGAGTGACGATTTTAATGCGGTCAGTTGCAATATTATCACCAATACCCTTATCAGGGGTACCATCGCGATTATGACGTGGGAATATTAAGTACGTGGTTATGAGAATCTTTGGAATCTGAGGATTCTGAAGGGTAGAATTAGTTACCGCATTCTGGTAGCCCGACTGAATATTATAGTTCATTAGCGAAATCCATCCACCGCGTCCATCGGGGTAATAGGGAGTTTGAAGGATAATTGCATAAATGGGTCCAACCACCCCACCCTTTGCCGCCTGTTTCTCCTGTAGTTCCTGAATTCGTGTAACAATCGCAGACTTCATCTCAAGGAAATTGCTAGTTAACATTTCAATCGCATCAATATACATCGGGTAGGCCTTGGATTTATATTTGTTTCCGAAATCGGCAAGCTGCTCTGGGGTCCAACGAATGCAAGCATGCATCTGTAGAAGGTCATCGCGGTCAGCCAAAGCAAACTTGCGCTCTGTGTAATCTGCCTCAAAATTAGTTGAAGTTTTGAATAGACTCTTCGAAGTTTCCTCAGGGGCCAGCGTTATAAAAGCTTCGTGACTCGCCGCCGGGTTTGCGAAATAGAACACAATCAGCAGTATCACCAGGATTGAAATAAGCCGTATCGCCACAAGATACATCGGTGTTCTTGTTCCCTTAAAATTAAGGGAAGGAATTAAACACTGCTGCTCGCAGAGGGTGTTTCATTAATATGAATTACTTTTACCTCATCGCTGCCGCCCATGGGTGGCAGCACAGGCGCCGATAACTGTTGTTGTACTAATCCGGGTCCGGATGCCCCCCCTGGTACAGACCCAATTACAGGCGCTGTGACTGCAGGTGCAATTGGTGGTATTGGTGCGGCAGCTTGTATGGTTGGTGCCGGCCCCGGAGCTAGAGCTGGAGCTGGAGCTGCTGACTCTGCTATAGGTAGTGATACTTGCTGAAGCGCATCTGTTCCACCTAGCGTATTGCCCACTTGCAGAAATTGTATGGCTGCAATAAGCTTACTATCTTCGTTATGGACAGGATTTGAATACGGACTTTCGTCATTCTCTTCTTCATTAGCGTCAACATCTGTATTATCTGTATCGTCTTCTTCCTCCTCCCCACCATCTAGTACTTCATCCCCTTCCTCTTCCTCTTCCTCCTCCTCCTCTTCTTCTGCCTCATCTGCCACATCTGCCTCTGCCTCTGCCTCTGCCTCATCCTCTGCCTCATCCTCATCCTCATCATCTTCCTCCTCTTGAGCGCCTCCCTCCATTACTTTCCCCAAAAGCCGCGCCTCCTCAATTACCGCATCATCGCTTTCATCTGGTAGCTTGAAGTCATCCGGACTGAGACGGAACTGGACACCCATCGCCTCCATCTCCTGAATTAGCACTTTCAGAGCATAGGGGGTTTCCACAATCACAATATGGTTCGAATCACATGCTGTGCAACGCACCAGCAGGTTCGCCGGCGCATACAACGCCATAATACCACAGTTGTGACAGACGCCATACCGGTACTTATCAGCCCGCTCCATCATACTTTCTTTAATAAACTGTGACAACCCATAGGATATCAGGACATCGCGTTCCATTTCACCTATACGTAAACCACCACCGTTACTCCGACCAGCCGTTGGCTGATGTGTCCGTAACACCTTTCCACCCGTGCTTCGCGAATGAACCTTATCGGCAACCATGTGCTTTAGGCGGAGGTAGAACGTTGGCCCTAAGAAGATATCGGTCTCAATCTGCGCCCCACTCCGCCCATCATACATAATCTCATTTCCATGCTTATTGAAACCATAGTCCTCAAGCTTCTTTCCAATTCCCTCCAAATCCACTGGTAGGAACACAGTGCCATCACCTAATGCACCATCCATGGTGCACAACTTCGAGAAAACGCACTCAATCAGATGCCCGATGGTCATACGCGAAGGCAGTGCGTGCGGATTAATAATGATATCCGGAATGATACCATCTTTGGTGAAAGGCATCTGTTCCGCTGGCAGAATCATACCGACCACACCCTTTTGGCCCGCACGCGAACAGGTCTTATCGCCCAGTTCCGGAATCCGCACCTTTCGGAAGCGCACCTTGCAAATACCGCGGTCCGCAAATACCTTATCTACCGTGCCATAGTGATGGATATCCGTTACCTTGGAAGTATCCTTGTATACTTCCTTAGTTGTGGTTTCACTGAAAATTCCCTTCTTCGTGACAACTGCCTCATCCTTGATGTGACACATACCAATCACAGCCACCTCCTGGCCACGAGGCACATAGGTATTTTCTTTAATAATACCTCGGTCATCCAGCTGATTATAATCAGCATGCTTCCGCATCGTCACCGGTTTGCCATCCGCGCGCAATTTCTTCGGATTAGCGAAGACTGTGCGGCCGCCACCGACATTCGGGTCTTCCGTGGCGACCATAGTCTTATACCCGGTGATGGTGAAGAAGCCGCGCTCAATGGCGTTCTTATTAATAATTACCGCGTCCTCCTGATTAAAACCCGAATAACAGGCAATTGCCACAATCGCATTGGTACCATTTGGCAGGCGGTCACTTGAAGTAAAATGAGCATTGCGGGTGGTAATAATCGGTCGCTGCGGGTAATGCAGAATATAGGACATCGTATCGAACCGTTTATTGAAGTTGGATGCGTAAACACCAATTGCCTGCTTTCCCTGACTCCCATGGAATACATTACGTGGGGCAGGATTGTGGTTGGCAAATGGAATATTATTCGAAACCACACTGAATATCATCGATGGGTGAATCTCACAGTGAGTATGCATCGGCGTAATGGCTGCAGTAGACATCGCGATAAGTCGGGTATTTTCTTCCTCAATATCCAAGAACTCGATGGCGGCCTGGTTCTTCCGTAGCGCATCTAGAATGCCATCATTGGTCATACCTTTGAACTTTTTCATTTCGGCTGGGGCCGTATAGGTACAAGCATAATAGAGGTCTTCCTTCCGCTCCTCTGCCGATAACGTTTCACCGAACACCAGGTCAAACCAACTTTGTTTCGGCTTCATATCCACAAGCGGCAAACAAAATAGCGGCCGACCACATCGACCGCCTTCGGAGAACACACGCACCTCCTTATCAGTAATATTCCAGCTGATTGACGAGAAAATGTTAATCAGTGCATTTCGGCGATAGAGCCGCACTGTATCCACCAGCCGCTGGGGCTCCTTGTGATAACCATAGAGCTTGCCATTGAGGAATACTCTGGTTAAGGGTGCTGCGGCCCTTACGGGCACGGATGCCAATCGGAGAGTACCGAGGTCATCGAGGCATTCGGCCAGCGGAGCCGAAGCACAATTGAATGTCACCTTGCACATCATTGCAAAGTTCTTCAGATAACCGACACTGGCACCATCAGGACTCTCCCAGGGACACATAATACCGAACTGCTGGGCGTCTAGTTTATGCGGACCAACGATTTTAATGGTCCGGTCGAGAGGATTGTTCGCCCGACGCAAATGTGAGAGAAACCCGATATATGAGATACGCGCCAAATCCTGTACCTTGCCCTCTTCGGTTTCCTCGGCATCCTCCAGACCCCAGGCACCCTTCATCGAACGAATCATGGTATTGGTAATCACCGACGGTACAATCACTTTCGACAGATTATCCGGGCGGACCAGCTCCTCAACCTTATTCCCAGTATGCTTCCAGGGGCCGTAATTGTACTGGCTATCCAGAGTATCACGGCACTTCTTGCGGAACGACATATAGGCCTCCTGGAATAGCTGTGCCAGCAGGAAACCGGACAGGTCAATGCGCTTATAACTGTACTTATCGCGATTTGTCGGGGGACGCGCACCGACGACGGCCTGAAGGAGCTGTTTGATAATCGTGCCCAGGAACCGGGCCTTGCCGGAGAAATTATTCTCGCTAAGGCCCATGTTCGGGAAAAGGTCAGTTGTAAGAATATTCTTCACGTAATCGGCGCTCTTGTAAGATGCGCGATTACGGAAGTCCTCCAGGGCATCTTCTTGGCTGAAAACGCCCTGGTGATGGGCCAACGATGGCCTGAGATAAGGCATCAGCGTTTGCGCTTCCTCGCTCTCCAGGTCGCCACCGATAATATGCTCTAAAATGGCTTTATCACTCTCCACTCCTAGGGCCCGGAAGACTTTGACGAGAGGCAGTCGCCCCTTAATCATTGGGAGCAGAACAAGGATGGCTCCACTATGCGCTTTGTAGTCAACGCGAACCTTATCGGCGGGACCGACATCTGGAAGAATGTCTTGAATCACGTATAAATTGACTGTTCGAGGCGAAAGGGCTGTTTCACCGGTTTCGGAAGTACAACGAATGAGCGCCTGGTAACTAAAATCCTTGTCTTTGCTCTTCTCAATAAATAGACGATTGGTTGCATTCCGTTCCTGGGCAATAATGACCTTCTCTTTGCCAGTAATAATGAAATAGCCCCCCTGGTCGTAGGGACACTCGCCCAGCTCCCGAAGTACCGACGGGCCCTGCTTATGTAACATACAAGCATCGGAATGAAGCATAATGGGAATCGACCCAATCGGCGCTCGCAGAAAGACCTTATCCGGCTTGGCCACGCCACTGACGGTATAGCGAATGACTACATCAGCGTAGAGGCGCGATTCGTAAGTCAGGTTTCGCAGACGTGCCTCCTGTGGCGTTAGCAGGGCAGGCTGGCCATCGGCATCCAGTAATGTTGGTCGGTCGAGATAGATTTTATCACCGGCCTCCCCACCGATGAAGACATCCACGCGAAGTGGGTGTTCGCCCATTTTAATCATCGTAATAGGATTGAAACTGCGAATCGTCTCGGGAATATTCGACCTAATGAACTCCCGATAACTATCGATATGGTGTCCAGTGAAGGGATAAAAATTGTCCTTGAAATATGTATCAATCACTTGCCACTCCATTCTCTACCCTATATTATTCTGCTTATATAAAATTAACATTGCGAAGTAGACACGTGTGTGTAAATATCTGCCTCGCTACTCTGCTGAGTGAACTTCAGTTGTCGCGCGCGTTCTGCCCTGGCATCCGCCTCAGCATCTGCTAAGCCCCGTGCCTTTGCATCCGCAGCGCGACGTTTTTCGGCTTCTTCAGCATCAATAAGTGCACCCCAGTCACCAAAACCCGCACCACCCCCTACGCCCTGCAAAGAGAAGCCTCCTGCCTTCACCATAGCCGCATTCATGTTCGCCCCAGCTCCTTTTTGGTCGACTATCATCAGGTCGGCTGTATCTGTTAAAATAATGGCAAAAGGCGCCGATAGATTTTCAGGAGGGGCGGGGGTACTCCATACATTCTCGGACCCCTGGAGGAGCTGTAGTTTGCCATCGGTATCGAAGCTGAGTTCACTATACTCGCGGCCTGGGCGAGGGTTAATTGTCCAGACGGCGCGGCCATTGCAACTAGTGCCGCCCCCAGCTAATAGCAGTATACCAGCTTGTTTATCCAAAGTTAATGTATAATTTCCGCTCGGGGAAACAATGGGCAAGACACATCCGTGGGTAATTTTCATTCCTGTGTAAATGATATTCAAACGGAATCCAGCTGCTGGAGCTGTAAAGAAGTCCTTTAAAGCCGGAGCAGCTTGATTAATCCAAGCCCAAGAATAATACTCGGTTTTACCCTTTGCCTCTGGATTGGGTGCAGGTGAGTCACCGATTGGGTTATATTCGAAGAAACACTTCTTGTTTGTAGCGGGATAGCCATAATCTCCTGGGGTTTCCTCTGCTTCGCGATAGGTTTGGGAAGATATATACCGCCATGCCCATCTATGGCAAGCCCCGATATAGCCAATATTATAGTTACCAGGATACATTCCTGTCGGCGCCAGACTCGGAAACCATAAGTGAACAGTAATTTCCTGATTGGGACCACCTGGTATATAAGTGAGAAGGAGTATCGCTGGACCAGGAATACTTCCATCCACCGCACCCACCCCTGCCCTTGTTTTTGCTAAAGCAGCCATCACACCCGTGCGCAAGTTCGCGAATGTCGTTTTAAAGCTGACTGTTAGAAACGGGGCTTCTTTGAACTTACTTTGTAAATTGGTAAGCGAAATACAGCCGCCATGGATGATAATATCTTTGAGCGGAAATGCTTTCGACTTTTGTTTACGAAGAAGGGAATCATAATAGTCTTGGTAATCCCCGAATCCACCGATAAAATGTTCCCTTGTATTACCCATCCTCGAGAACCAAATAATGACAAGAATCATAGAAAGGGTTAGAAGAAATAGTAACGGCCCCTGATTCATTCTATTCGTTAATATTTGAGCTTATAAAAATAAAGATAAAGATAAAAGTAAGGCGGCATGTGTAAGATTATTCTCACATTCAGACCCATCGGGCCACAACTATTCAGTCACTTATTCGCCACTGCCGCAGCGGAATATCTCCCAAAATGCAACAAACAACTACTCTCTTCAGGGAGCGTCGGCCTGGATGGCCCAACAGGAATTGATGTTCGTAAATTCGACAATCTTCCCACTTGTTACGGGTCCTTCAGAAGCATAATGCAGGAGTCGTCGCCAGTGGCCATTTACGATATTCGTATTCCGCCATCCAACCGCATCAACCAAACCAAAAATGCTGTGGTAGAAAACACCCAGCCATTCATTATGGGAACAAATAACCGCTATATCTTTGTTCATAATGGCTTGATGGATGCTTTTTATCAGAAGCCCGGGGCGACCGCCCTTAAACGCCATATTCTCCCCGAGTTTGCTGAACAAGTGTATGGTGAAACCGACTCGGAGATGTTTCTCGCCTTATTACTGAGCATGCCCGCTTCATTGCTTCTAGATAAATTGCGTGATGCCGTTGACCTAGTTGAAGCGCAAAACGGGGCTGCGTTAATAAACTTGGCCCTCATAGACCGAGAAACTGGCGAAACCATCATTTATCGCCATCCACATAAAAGCCAGAGCTTTCCTGCCCTCTGGATTCACAAACAAATTATTACCAACTTTCCGTTTTACCCGGATGCCAAAATGCTTCCGATGGGGCACATTCTATATAAGAAAACCTGGAAAGGACGGTTCACTAGCAGAGAGCTCCCCGTGCTCGTGCGTCCCCTGTGAGGAACAGAACCGGAATTTAGCCTTACAATCCCTAGTGGAGCTGCTCCACAGGGTGGGGCGAAACCCCGTGTTGAATTAACTTTGGAGTATCCTCAAGCATTGTAGCTAACCGTAGAAAGCGAATCGCTTCGCATATGTTCTCGATTTCTTCACCGGCCCCTCCTGATTTAATGACAGCCTTCTGTTCGACCGTTAGTTCATCGAAACTGGCCGATGTGGCTTTCCTCAAATTGGCGATAAAGGTCGCATCGCGACTCTGAATAATAACGCCCCCCGCCAAGGGAGATGGCTCAGCTTCGAGTAATTGTTTCACAGCCTTCTCGGCAATTAGCCGACAAATCTTGAGTTTGGTATTTCCACGCACCTTCGCATATGTTTCATTGAGGATGAATACATCACCCAATTGTACACTGGCCTCAAATGTATCAGATGCTTTTTTTACCTTTGTCCCAGGTACCACATCAGGTTCGGGCGCTTTGACAATCTTCACATTCACTGAAAGGATGGGCGCCGATGTTAGCGACGCTACCAGGTTCGCTTTCTCCAAAGCAGCCCCCGTCTTCGGCTTCACTTTCGGGGCTGGCTTCAGCATCTTCACACCCGGCCCCAACGTCTCGAGCATCGGATAGAAGAGGAGTTCTTCGGTAATACGATTCTTCTCGTTGATAATCTTGTCCTTAATTTTTAGTTCGGGAAGGTCGGCACATTCCATCTCTTCCCGCATCTGCATCAACCGATAACGGTGTGCCCTGGTAAATCCAGGGAGCTCCTCGACACAAAGGGCGAATACTTGAATCACCGGCTTCATGATTTGATTGGTAATATAGAACCGATAATCGGGTACCAACCCATTGGCTTTAACGTAGTCGGGATGTTCAATGCGGTCACCCTGCAAACGGACAATCGTACCAGCCGGAGGCAGAATATAGACATAGGGAACGCGGTCATTCACGGCCGGTTTGTTTCCAGCATCACGGTCACCCATTCGCTCGGCCAACACCCGATGCGCGATGGCCAATGGATTCTTATATTCCGCCCGTAGCGTCTTGGTCACAACCAGGTCCTTCATATCCACGCGACCATTCACCAGATTATCGAGTTCCGTCATCATGAAGGCGAGGGCTTGCTTGAACTCACCATGGTTCATAAGAATGTCGATGATTCCGCCATAGACCGTCTTGACAATCTGGGCATTATCTCGTCGCTTGAGGACAATCCCCATCGATTTCTGGCCCTTCATCTTATTCGCATTATCTTCGTATAAATTGCCCACATAGCGCTTCTTGCTCAGCAGCACCAGCGGCCACATAGTTTTCTCATAATTGAGAACTTGAGGTGTCGGGAGCGTTGGCAGAATGGCGGCAGCGGCCTTCTGGCCCATGGCAATCGCGTCGGCCAGGGCCTCGCGGCCACTTCTGGTACGAGGGAACTTGCAGAAGATACTGTCGGTATCGCCGTAAATAACGTCGGCCTGGTAATTCGTTTCCATGAATTCTTTGGCAATATAAATCATTTCGCGACCGGTCGCCGTCGTGGCCGCCGCAATTTCCTTTAAGAATATCTGGCTCATTCGCGAACCGATTTGGCCATAAAGCGAATTGGCCGTAATCTTGTAAGCCAGTTGCAACGCATCCAATACGGCTTGCTCGAATACATCATAGGTCGCTGCTCGCGAGACCACCTGGTCGACAGCAATTTTCTGCTTGACGCCAGTCTCTGCATCGAGAACCTCATAATCCACTCCATTTACCCCACCCTTCACGAGGCCGGCAATTTTTCTGCCATCGACCAGAACCAACGTCTCGTATTCTATCATTTTTCGCGTACTCTTCCGCTTGCTGAGAAGCATGTTTAGAATGTTGGGAATAATACCCTTTTCGCCATTGGGCAACTGGGCGAACTGACATTCTTTTTTGCCAACAACCTGTTTTTTATCACCCTTTCCTTCGTAAATATCATATGTGACGGTTTTGAAGGTGGTGCCCGCCGCCATCGCTTCTTCCATATAGCGCTCGCTCTTTCCTGGAGCGACATAGCAATCGTGTGAAAGATTGCGTTCAATCATCGACGAAGGATAGAGAGACGAGAAGTCGAATACCACAATCGGGTCATCGGAGTAGATACCTTCCTTCGGTTCAAGTACAATCGCCCCTTCGTAGCCTTCTTCTTCCTCCTCTGCCTCTATCTCGGCGAAGGATTTGAGCACTGGAATCAGATTACCAGATGCCCGCGCTTCTTTTGAAACCAAACTGAAGATTTTAACGCCCTGGCCGCGCATAAAGAGATAGGATAGCGGCACCGAACAGACATTGCCCATACCGATATTATTCTCCAGAATACGCAACTTATGAATCAGGCGATTAACCAAAGCGCAATCCTGAATACAGTAGCGTGCGATATCGCATCGGTCGGCACTCGACCCGTAGAACTTGGCGAAGAGCTCATTCGGCGTCAGGTCGTCTTTTTGGTCCCCGAGGAATTCTTTGGCGACATTATCCAGCTTGTAACTATCCAGCTTATGGTCCCGTTGCATCACCTTTAACATATCAATATTGACACAACCATCAATATCAATGTATTTGAGTTCGTTATCGCCGAGGGCCGATGAACTCAGCTTTTGCGTAATCAGGGTCGTTCGCCTGGCGCGGAGCCTGCCGAGGCCGACGCCGAATTCTTCATCGACCTCCAGCTCCTTGGCTCGTGTCCAGATGTAATGCATATCGAAACCGAAGATGTTGTAGCCGGCGAGAATATCCGGGTCGAGGCGCTGAATTAACTCCTTCCAACAACCGAGTAATTCTTCTTCGGTATCGACACTTTCGACATCGGCTCCATCAATATTATCGCAACTTCCGAGAACACAGATATGTTTATAGATAATCTCGTCTGACCCATAGCGATTGATAGTAGTGCCGATTTGAATCACCTTATCGCCCTCTAGCGGGGGCAGACGCGCTGAAAGTAGTCGATTGATATCCCCACTCACTTTGACTGCCGTGTTCTTTTGCGTTTCCGTGGCAACCGGGTCCGGACCGTCATCATCTGTTGCACTTGGCCCGGCCTGGCCAAAGATTCCACTTCGCTGAAGAATGATCACAATCTTCGGCGCCACCTCCCCCGCAGCCTTAGATAGGCCAACTATGTCCGGGGTGGTAATAGGTATTTTGGGATAGACTTTGTTGATAATGGCGCCCACGCTGGGCTCTGGCTTAAATGCCGACATAATCCAGCCTTCGCAGATTTGGCGGGTGGGAATCGCCGAGTAGCTCGCCAGGACAATATCCTGTGCCAGTTTCTTATAATCTTTCTTCGGAACAGGGAAGTCTCCGTGGCTGGAGGAGCACTCAATATCAAATGCGGCGATAAGCAATGGTGCAATCTTCGCCCGCTTGAGTGCCTTTACCTCCGAGAATCGACAAGATATCGATATCTGGGCGCGGCTCACTGGCTCGTCCGGATTATCGAGCTCCCATGCACCCTTGCGAATGCGCACCCAGCCACACGGCGAAATATCGCGTTCGTGAATAAACCGAATAAACGGGTCAATATTGCTTTCATATAAATCAAAGCCCTCGCGCTTCCGTCGGGCGAAGTAGGAGCGCAGCATCTGAAACAGCGCCAGGCTCTTGACTTTGATACAAAGAAAGGGGAATTTCTTACCATTGGTGAACCCCCAGAAATCTTTTTTCCAAACGATTTTGGTAGCATCGTCGTCAAGATGACTCGCATAACGCGGGGGCGTCGGAGACCACCCACCACCAGCCCCATTGCGCAGTTGCTCTTTCAAATTCGTTACGTTTTGGTCCAAAGTGGCCTGAGTACGACACCACCGTTCGGGCAATTTGACGTAGAAGTAGGGGGCGAAATCGGTGATTTTGACCGTGACCGAATGGCCGCCAGCTGTCGAGCCATGCATATAAACACAGTACTCGGGAGGGGCCTCATCTAAATCGCGCGGCAGCTTGAGCTCGCGGGCGGCTCGGTCCGCCTCTGGTACAAACCAGTCGACCACCTGAAACTCCAGAGCGCCCGTGAGCGGAGGAGGGTCTGTACGGACCATTGTGTTACAGCTGTCGTCCTCTTGTATTGTGTGTGTCTTTAACTTTTCTTTTATCTTAAACGCAAATCAACTTTTCTTGTGGTCATAAGGTAATGGATACCCAGACGCTTGTTGTCTTAGTTTTGGCCGGTTTAATGGGATATCTGCTATATGATACCTATTTTAATGCCGAAGTGGATTACGTTGAAGCCAGTGATGGTAATAAGTATTTGGTTCGCGATATGCCAGATAAAAAGGAAGCGGCCAATTTGCTTGCCCAAGTGCGAGCACGCAGTGAACGGTTGATTGAGCATTTGAAGAAGGCGAAGCCGGAGGACCCGCGTACAATCCAACTCTTTACCAACTTTCGTGCCGATAAACTAAGTGAGGGCGGCGACAATGCTAAATATACTAGTTATTCTGTGAATAAGGGCGAACGCATTATCTTTTGTCTAAGGGCGCGAGATGGTACCAATAAGTTGGCGGATATTAATACAGTGATGTTTGTGGCAATCCATGAATTGGGCCACTTATGTACAACGGATATCGGCCATACCAAAATGTTCTGGGATAACTTCAGATGGCTCCTGGAGGATAGCTTGGATATTGGTATCTATGTTAAAGACGATTACAAAAATAACCCACAATCGTATTGTGGCATTGAAATTACCAGTTCGCCACTCGATAAGTAGAAAACATGAAACGATTTAAGCGCAGCGTGCATAAGCAATATAACAAAAATACGTAATGCTAGAATACGAGGCCACATACAAGCTGGTGACCGATGTGCTAAAGGGAAGCAGCATCCCGATGACTCCGCGAATGATTGGACGGCATACGATGGTGCCGCGGTCAATCATCAACGCGGTTCTGCACTACGCCCAGCGTATCGAGAAGGGCTACGTCAAGACACTCATGTCGCCGATGAACTCGCGTCGCAAGCGACCGAACTGGGTTTACAAAGCGCCTGCGCCAGTACCGGTATAAGGCGCCAAGCGACCAAGAAAATGGGTTATGGGTTCTTCGCAGTGTGTGATATTCCCAAAGGCGTGGTGGTGCTCAGTGAGCGTGCCTTAATATTGCCATACCCCGTGCCATCAACTGTAGCAACTATGCACCAGATGATTGGCCTAGCAATGACACCCCGGTGGCGGGATAGGTTTATGGCCCTCTCGCCACCTGGCGACGATTATGAGAAGAAATACACCCATAATGCCTTTTGGTTTGGCGACCGCCCAGCCATCTTGTTCGCTGGCGCGACATTCAACCATTCCTGTCGCCCAAATGTGGTCTTTAAACGAGTTGGTGAACGTATGGTGTTCACGACATGCGAACCAGTTAAACGTGGCCAACAATTATTCGATTGCTACGGACAAGGGTGTGCATCTGCGATTGACTTACTCAATCGTTATGAGTTTGTGTGCAAATGCGGTGTGTGTTAGTACAATCTTTTTCTCACATAAACATAAGGAATTGTGTATGTCCCTGGTACTGCAGTACCGAGCAAGTAAAAAAGTAAATGCATGTGCAAACACTAAGTGTGCTGTTTTAAAGGCTGTGCACGAGAAAGATTCTGAGAAAATCTTAAAAGACCTCGTTAAACGATATACAGCGATTGCGAAAAGTGACCTTAGTCAAGAAAAGAAAGACGCTAAGAAAGCTGTTATTCGGGAAGAGCTGTCACAGCGTAAGCCCATACTCGAGTATAGACGGTGCCTCGACACCCTGTGCGAGAAGCCAGTCATGAATTTAGCGAAAGCAACGGTTAAACTTATCGAGGCGGCCAAAGTGAGCACAAACATACACAAAGCATTGCTTGATGAAATTCAAACGCATATAAAAAATAAAACGGTTACATCCAAAATAATTTCAGGTGTTCTCGCCAGGTTACCTGTAGGTTAAGGCATTATTATTTTTACTTGTTTTATTGTAATACATAATCAATGTTGGCTGCTCTATTTGTGATTGCGTGTTTTGCCAAAATCAGTAAGCTTATTAATAATAAGAAACAAGAAGCAATCGACAAAGAAACACTGACCTATATGAACCAATGGACATATGAGTACTTACTTGAATATGGTCGTTGTGCGAATAATAATGAATCTATTTATCTATGCCAATGCAAAAATTGCTTTCACTGGCGAAGAATGTATTTAAGGGTGTTTTTGCAACAATACAATGCGTTACGTTTATGTAGGGCATTTTCTATCACTAACAACCCTCTGCAGGAGGCGTCAGAGTGACCTCGCGAATACCAGACTCAATGTCGGTGGTGACAGAGAGCGTTCCTAGTCCAGTGCTTCCAAACCCAGCTGCGCCTCGTTCCGTCTGAGCCATTTCCTCTTCCGAAATTTCGCGCAGCTCCGGGCAACTAATTTTTTCGAAAATCATCTGAGCAATACGCTCGCCTCGCTGAATAACGAAGTCTTTGTTACCGTGATTGAAGAGAATCACCTTGATTTCGCCCCGATAATCTGAGTCAATAACGCCGGCGCCGACATCGAGGCCATGTTTGAAAGTTAAACCCGAACGAGGTGCAATACGTGCATAGTGATCGCCGGGGACTTGAATTGAGATTCCTGTAGCCACTGCGAGCCACCATCCCGCAAGTACAGTAACATCCTCGGAACTAGAAAGATCATAGCCAGCAGCGCCAGCAGATCCACGAGCCGGAATAGTCGCATTCTCGTTGAGCTTGGAAACCAGAAACATTATTAGTATGGTGTCTAAAAGTGAGTTTATCCAAATCAATTTTTTATATACTATTGTGTAAGATGGCCAATCCCGAGATTATAGAAAAACTCGCTGCCCTCGCTGGACAGGGACCCATTGCCCTCTTAAAAGCTGGAATTGAGGAGGTCGATAAATTCGCTGGAATGAACGGTTCTGCAAAACAGGCCGCGCTCAAAGAGATAATGGATGCTCTTGTTACGCATAAGGCGATTCCCTTTGATACCGCCGCCGTCCTGAACAATATGATTACAAATGGTATTTTGACGGATACTGTTAGTCTGATTATAGATGCTAGCCGGGGGCGCCTAGATGTGAAGAAGGCCGTTAATGTGGCGAAAGACATTGTGCAGGCAGCCGTTCCACGTTCGATATCATCGGCCATCTTTAGCTGCTTTATGTGCCAGCCCCCTGTGGCCGATGATGCACCTGCACCTGTAGTACCTGCACCTGTAGTACCTGCACCTGTAGCGACAGCACCTGTAGTACCTGCACCTGTAGTACCTGCACCTGTAGCGACAGCACCTGTAGTACCTGTCACATCTGATGCGGCGATTGCACCCGTCCCCGAGGCAACGGTCGTGCCAGTGACAGCACCAGTAAATGCTTAAAGCTTTCTGCGAAGTAATAGTAATATGGAGACTGACACATTCCTGAATGATGTATGGTGCCTTTACTTCCATGACCAAAATGACAATTCATGGACAGCATCGAGCTATCAATTACTTGCCACTATGAGCAGTATCCAGGATTTCGCGAAAGTAGCTTTTACGATGCGCGACCACTGGAGCAAGGGTATGTTCTTTATTATGCGCGAACATATCCAGCCTATGTGGGAAGACCCGAATAATAAGAACGGTGGCTGTTTTTCGATGAAAGTTCTAAAGAATCATATTGGTAAAACATGGATTCACACCTGTGCACTCGCTCTGGGTGAAAACTTAACGAAAACTGGCGAAGAGCCGAGCAATATTACTGGTATCTCTATTTCCCCTAAAAAGAACTTCTGTATTGTGCGCATCTGGATCGCAGACGTAAAGAAAAATGACCAAAACATGTATCATCTAAACCATCCCGATTATACCGAGATATTCTTCAAAGCCCACTAAAGCGGGGAGCTCCCCGCGCGCACAGCTCCGCTGGAGTTTAAGGAGATGCAAATAATTTTTAAATAATATTGGAATATCTCCAATAAATTGCTGTTATGTCGTCGCATATTAAAACCCTATGCATCTAATAAAACTCCAGCGCGTGCGGGGCGCTGTCCCTGCACTCATAAAACTCCAGCGGAGCTGCGCGTGTGGGGCGCTGTCCCTGCACTCATAAAACTCCATCGGAGCTGCACCACGCAGTGGACGGCGTGTGGGGCGCTGTCCCTGCACTCATAAAACTCCATCGGAGCTGCACCATGCAGTGGACGGCGTGCGGGGCGCTCCCTGCATCTAATAAAACTCCAGCGGAGCTGCACCACGCAGTGGACGGCGTGCGGGGCCGGAACCCTGCTTAGTTAACATCCTGTTGTGCCAGGAAGATAGAAAGCGTCCCCAGGGATGCCACCCGATACCGTAGAATCAGCGGGAAGTTATTTTTCAAATGAATCTCCACCGTCGCACATAGATTTGTGAACTTGGTGAACATCGACATATACTTTAGACTAAATACGCCCTGGATAATCTCGTGGTCGCCTGATTCACTTGCCCCAGCCTCACCACCACCCTCGCCGTTATTACTATCTGTTGGCCGCGTAATAGTGAGCCCACTGCTCTTATCGGTCCCAAGAAAGGTTTCCTGGGTACAAAACTCCCCTTTGCATGTAAAACATAGTTGATTCTCAACATTACGTACCTCGAGATAATCGGCCAGATTATGCATATCCCGGATAATCTTCTGAAAATGCACTGATGGCATCGTCACCGTCACCTGAAAATCCGCGGGCGGAATCTTGATATTCACCACATTAATGTCCAATAGACTCAGCTTGTAAATCGTACGCACATTCTTCTCGGGGTTCTCAATAAGCACCCCGAGCTTATTCGGGTCGCTTTCCTCAATGAAAAGCGATAGGACATCGTTATTACCAATGGTCTTAATCAACATATGCAGCTTTAACATATTAATGCCAACATAGAGCTTCCGCTTACACTGATAGGTCTCGAACTGGTCGGCATTCAGCTTCATATGAACGAGAACCACATGGGTATTATCGAGAGCCACCACCCGTAGACCGGTCTCGTCGAATTCCAGGTTCACATCAATCAGAATCTCCTTTAGCGCATCAATTAGCAGCTTGAACGTAGGCGCCTGCACAGTCTTGATTTCGAGAATGTAATCTGTGCTCATTTCTAGTTACCAGAAAACGTATTTGTATCCTTAAATACAAGGAACATCCCGGACTCGTTTCCTTCTTGCTTTATTGTATTCATATATCATAAGAAAGAGCGAAGGCAATGGAGTGGTTGGGCATTCTGATTGTCATAGTCATTATCGCCTTTATTGGTAGTTATATCTACTTCGGGGATGGTATCGCAAAGTTCACTGTCGGCATCGCATCCGATAAGGTGTCGTTTTTGTCGAAAAGCGAAACCGCTGCGTTCCTGAAAGCCGACCCAGACCGCTATATTTCGCTCCTCACGACACCTGATTTGGTGGCCCGCGGCGTTGGCACTCACTCAGCTTATATCGATAAGGCGTCTGCCGCCGCAGCCGATTACAGTATGAAAGAAAAGATGTATCTAGTTGAGTGTGCACTCGATGCCGATGCGAGTATGACGGTCACCTGCCCCGGCTTCGCAATTCGCCTCGCCCAACAGATTCCATGGGTATTCGCTAAAACCGAGGGCAAGGAATACGAGGCTGGCCTACCACATACCCGTGCTAACGTGGTCTTTATTACTGGGGAGCAGCTCGCTGGGCCAAAGGAAAGCGTTGTAGAGACACTGATGCATGAGAAGGTACACTTATACCAGCGCCTCTATCCGGATGGAACAGCGGCCTATATAAAATCCAAGGGCTTCCTGCTATGGAAGCAGCGCGATAGCGAACCCCTGATTCGGGCGAATCCCGATGTCGACCCCTATATTTACATTGACCCGGTTACCAAAGGACCTATGGGGGCATACTATAGTTCCGAGAAACCCAAGAGCATTACGGATGTTACCTATACACCTATTAATCAGCCAATGTACGAGCACCCTTTTGAGCTAATGGCCTACGAGTTACAGGGTCCCGGTCCCGTACCCCGGCCCCTGCGGGGAGCAGCTCCGCTGGAGATTAATGGAGATTAATGGAGATTAATGGGGATTAATGGGGATTAATGGGGATTAATGGAGATTAATGGGGATTAGGGGAGGGACGCGAATCTACCCGCATCTCGGTAAGATAACAGAGATGCCTATATATCATTTGTGTATGCTATGCATCGTGTAATTATTTTTACTAAGTATATTACTTATTCTAATATAAATCAAAAATACTATAGGAATCTCTGTTATCTTACCAGTATGCGGGTAGACATTGCGTCCTCCCAACCCCAACAATCACAACAATCACAACAACACCCAACAATCTCCAGCGGAGCTGCTCCACGCAGTGGACGCCGTACGGGGGCGGAACCCTGTGTATATGTAAAAAATGAATATTAGATAACTAAATCGTGCTTCTATAGATAATGGAAGATATTACCAGATATGATGAAGAACTTTACAAGGCAGCCGATTGGCTTCTTCAATGCACATCAAAGAAAGGAACAGCTTCTATAATTGATAGGATATTGGCAGGACTTACGCCAGAAGAGCTTGAAACAGTGATTCGTTCATTCTTTCTAATACCATCTAAGAGTTTACCAAAACGCTCAAAAAAAGTTGGAGGTAGTGTTGACCATCTTGATATTCGTTTGTATAAACTTATAGAGCTCGCGGACTGCCTCCATGACTTTGCAGATGAAGATAATATAGACGAGCTTATGGATGGTTATGAATTACCTATTGGAATGACAAAGGAAATTATCGAAAAAGAGACAGACTTTATCGCCTTCTTACAGAATCGCAAATATTTGCGCTTCAATAATTCTCCAAATATAATTAATCCATGGAAAGGTGCGCGTTTTATGAAATGCTTTAATATAACTGATAAACACAAAAACTTAGAGGAGCTTTATAAAGCATTACAGCACAGCTTTAAAAGTCGCTTAAGCCTCGCAGCAAGTGCGAGTACTCGACAGTGGCCAGTCGAGATAATTACGGCGTCCGACGCCCACGCGCAATATATGAAATTAAATCAGGTTGCCGGTCTTTGCGCAGCTATTAGAAAGTGGTTTGGTTCAGACAGACAATTTGTTATTGACGGAGCTGATAGTGGCTTAACTATGCTAATAACATCCATTGCATCAATATCTGAAATGCTATTTAATAGATTTAAAACGAATCCAACAATAGCTGTTTCAGCACTAGGACCTTGTTTAAACGAATTTGTTCAAAATTTAAACATTGAAACAACTTCCTGGAATTCTCATATAGTGGATGCAAATATATTTGATTCGGCGACAATCGGTAATATTCGTAATATTGATAGTCGGCCTACAGGAAATATTTATCGTGCTGACCAAGGATATCAAATAGAGTTAAAAGGCATTATACAGATTCCTGGGCGCGATAGTCGTGTAAGTGTTACGATTACAGATGTAACATCTACCACCGACTTTCAATTATCAAAAAATAATACATCAAAATCGTTCTCTACAGCAGCCATTTCAACTATGATAACATTAACGGGACCCTCAGCTACACATCCAGTTACGCTTAATGACCAAGTAATGACCTTCTCCCGTCCACTAAAACTGGCTTTAAAGCGTGCCGGCGACTGGGGTCAGGTGGAGCATTGTAGCAAATATGGCAAGGTGTTTATAACAAGTGACAAAATGGCGGCCATGTATGCTTATTATCGTAAAGTGGATTGTATATTTCTTCGGAGACAAGAAAGTCGATTTGGGACGATGCAAAATATATTTAGATATATATTTGTTCTCACTACAGGGTTCCGCCCCCGTACGGCGTCCCCTGCGGGGAGCAGCTCCGCTTAGGATTGTTGGGATTGTTGGAATTGTTGGGATTGTTGGGATTTTAGTGAAGGGTCGCGCAATGTCTACCCGCATCCTGGTAAAATAACAGAGATGCCTATAGTACTTTTTTTGATTTATACTAGAATAAGTAATATACTTGGTAAAAATAATTACACGATGCATAGCAAAAACAAATGATATATAGGACACTCTGTTATCTTACCAGGATGCGGGTAGACACTGCGCCCTCCCCCCAAACCTCCAGCGGAGCTGCTCCACGCAGTGGACGCCGTACGGGGGCGGAACCCTGTACCCTGTACTTATATGTACATACTCATATGCCCAATGTCGGTTTGTTTATTCACCACGAATTTATTAATCATTTTGTTAGTGACTTCCATCGGGAAACCCACTTTAATTTCGCTATCCTGTGATGGAAGGAAGCGTAGCATATTAATCGAACTAATGATGCTTTCGAGGCCTCGCTTCAAGTTTCGCACACCTTCTTCAGCAGCCACCCGAGTAATTACTTGCTCAATGGCGTCATCAACAAGCACGATATCCCCAGCATTCAAACCGAACTGTGTCAGAATACTCGGAATCAAATAATGCTTTGCAATTTGTACTTTATCGGTCGGAGTATACCCCTTGGCATTAATAGTAATCATACGGTCTTTGAGAATCGGGTTGATACGCGCCTCATCGTTATAGCTGAAAACGAAGAGTGCGCGCGAGAAATCCATATCAAGTTCTGAGAAATATCGGTCATTAAATCGGTCATTTTGTGTGGCATCCGTCAAATGTGTGAGAATCCCCGTAATTTCTTCGCCCTTCCGGGTATCACTTACTTTGTCGAGCTCATCGAAGAAGATGATTGGATTCATACATTTGGCTTTCATCAGCACCTCCGACATCTTTCCGTAAGTCGACCCCTCGTAAGTGAAGCCGTGGCCCTCCAAGAAACTCCCGTCAGCCGCGCCACCAAGTGAAATCATCTGGAAAGGTAGGCCAAGGGCCTTGCAGATGCCATCTTTAAAGAGGGATGTTTTACCAATACCAGCCGGCCCTTGGATTCCAATACAATTGCCCTTGCTCCCTGGATTCGCAATCCATTGGGCCAGAATACGCACAATCTGTTCCTTCGTTTCCTTATGACCGAACACAGTATCATCTAAGTGTCCCTTCGCAGTTTGCAGGAAGGCGCCGACTTTATCGACCGGCGATAGCGCATTGACCGGAATCGGGATATATTCGCCCAGAGGAAGACGACAAGCGGCTTCAATCCAGTTCTTGATTTTATGATATTCACCTGAAGATTCATTCATTGTGGAAATCTGCGTTAGTTTGCGCAATAGGATGCTCTTTGTTTTGGGGTCTTTATCGGATAGTAGAATCTTGAAACGAGTTGGGATGGGTGGCCCAGCAGATACTGTGGCGACGCGTTTCTCTTCGGCGACAACACGCTTTTTGCCAGCCTTATCGAGCTGTTCGGACCAGTAGGCACGTTCAGCATCTGTATATTGTGGGGCATTTGTATCAGCAGCCTGCTCACCACAGCAACCCCGGGCGCGTTTCTTACCCCCAATGGTCACCATCTGAGCGCTGGTGCCATTCATAATTAGTAGGAGTTGCTGGGGCTCTTCCTCTTCTTCTTCCTCCTCGGCCTCCTCGCCACTTTCTTCACTTTCATCACTGTATTCGCTATACTCTTCCTCTTCCTCTTCCTCTTCACTGTATTCGCTATACTCACTCTCATTCACACTCTCTGTTTTACTAGAGGAGGACGAATCGGGAACGTCATCCGTTTGCACGGCGGCGTCCTTAAGTACAGCGGGAGGGGCACGGATAGGCTTCTTGCTACGCGTATTCATTGTAATATCCATATGCCCCTATTTGGGTGTTGGAAATTCATTTTTTCTTTACTATCACAATTACGATTATACAAAAAAATGATTTAAAAAATCTCTGAAATAGTCATAGAGGCGCTCATAATGTCGATATATAAGGAACTCTCCTATGACCAGGAGGACATCGAGAAGGTTCGTGGGATTCAGTTCAGTGTGCTGGGTCCAGAGGAGATTCTGCGACGCTCGACTGTCCGTGTAACCAAGACCGATACTTATGCTGGAACTGAGCCTGTTGTTGGTGGGCTATTTGACTCCCGCATGGGTGTCCTCGACCATAATAAGGTCTGTCGTACTTGTGAGCAAAAGAACATCTTCTGTCCGGGGCATTTCGGCCACATTGTCTTGGCGCGGCCGGTATTCCATGCGCTGTTCTTCGACATTGTCCGCAAGCTGCTGCGCTGTGTCTGTTTCCGTTGTTCGCGCATCATGGTGTCCCCCAGCACTTCAGTGGGCGAATTCAAGGAGCGGGCGGCGATTATTCAGGCCAAGCGGACGAGCATGCAGAAGCGGTTCGATGCGATGTATGAGCTCTGTACTGCGGCCAAGATTCACAAGTGCGGCGACGATGGTGGGCCGGGTTGCGGTGCGCTCCAGCCGGCGCGTTATCATAAAGAGAATATTCTGCGGATTGTGGCCGAGTGGAAGGACAAGGACATCGAGCTGAACAATAAGCGCGAGATGAGCCCCGAGGAGATTCTGCGTATCTTTCAGCGAATTACGGTTCAGGACATGGAGGCCATGGGCTTCTCGGCTCAGTGGAACAAGCCCGAATGGATGATTACCACCATCATGTCGGTGCCGCCTCCGGCTGTGCGGCCGTCGGTGACGAATGAGAATGGGGCGCGGTGCGAGGATGACCTGACCCACAAGCTGTCGGATATCATCAAGCATAACGACCAGCTGCAGGCGAAGATTGATAAGGGTGCGAACGAGGAGGCCCTGGCCAATCTGACCCAGCTGCTGCAATACCATGTGGCCACGCTGCTGGATAATCACATTCCGGGGCTGCCGATTGCCCAGCAGCGCAATGGGCGTCGGCTGAAGTCGGTGGCGGACCGTCTGCAGAAGAAGGAGGGGCGCATTCGGGGTAATTTGAACGGTAAGCGTGTGGACCAGTCGGCGCGGTCGGTTATTACGCCCGACCCGAACATCTCCGTCGACAAGCTGGGGGTGCCGATTCGGGTGGCGATGAACCAGACGTTCCCGGAGAAGGTTAATCACTATAATATTGAGGAAATGCGTCGGCTGGTCAGCAATGGGCCGGATGAGTACCCGGGTGCTAAGCATATTACCAAACACGGCGATAACCGCAGCATTACTCTGAAGTATGCGCCGCTGGCCAAGATGGCGGCTGAGCTGGAAATCGGAGATACGGTTCATCGGCATATGCGCGATGGCGATTTCATTCTATTCAACAGGCAGCCGTCGCTGCACAAAATGAGCATGATGTGCCACGAGGTGCAGGTGATGCCTTATCAAACGTTCCGGCTGAATGTGCTGGCGACGAGTCCCTATAACGCTGATTAAACATCGAGGTCGGCAACAGGCGGCTGCTCACTGGGTTGTTAGATACCCAGTGAGACCAACAGTGTAAATCTAACCTTAAGGTAGACACACCTTAAGTATATAACCGTCTAGTCATTCGCAATGGAGTACGTGGATATCTACGTCATCCGGAATACACTTAACAATAAACTTTACATCGGTCAAACAAAACAAATTAGAAAAGCGAGAGATACTGTCAAACCATTTGGATATACAAAGAGGTTTGCAGAGCATATAACAGCATCAAAAGCTAAACCAACATATCATATAGATAGAGTTATAAGAGAATTCGGCCATACAAACTTTACAGTTGAATTGCTCGAAGTTTGTTTGCAACATGAAGCAGATACACGGGAGGTGTTTCACATACAAGCAAGTAATTCACTTCATCCAAACGGCTATAATATAGTTCTCGGCAACCCTCATAAAAATTTCAATCCAATACACACATCACAAAAGTTAAAGGACTACTACAATGACGACTTAGTCAAATCGCAACATAGCAAGGTGCATCAAGGGAAATTTAAAACGATTGATACACAAGATATTGCAAGGGTTGAGTTAAGGTCGATTAATGAACATGATATCCCGAAACTTGTATACATGATTATCGTTAATAACAATGAAACAAGGGTTCGTCGTAGATATGGAGGAGCTCATATTACATACGAAAGTGCATACAGCCGTGCCCTCGATGATACACGTGCCATTGTAACGAATGATAAAGTGATGGATTATACAAAAGATGTTCTTGAAGATGAGTTTAAAGGAGTAATCGATAATGTGCAACTAAAACTGCATAAGCTCCGTGAACACATGCTTGTATCAGTATATGTGAAGACGATTGATGGAATTAAACGCAAAGTATTTGGAGGAAAGACAGTTCCTTTAGTAAAAGCATTTGACCGTGCTATAAAGTTTACAAAATTGTTAAATATTTCGGAAGATAAGATATCAACAGAACCAAAGTTGATGGCAACATTATCAAATTGCGGGAACCCCCTTAGAGCTAACGCTACCAAGGCATAGTGTGAAAACCTATGCTGGCACCGGAGAAAAATCGGTGGTACGGTAAAAACGCGTTAGATTGGGCAATCCGCAGCCAAGCTCCTAACCCCGCTATGATAGGGCACGGAGAAGGTTCAGAGACTTAATGGTAGTGGGTGTGCAACGAAGGTCTAATCAACCCGAGCACGCATAAGATAAAGTCCGGCCCCTTGGGAAACCTTGGGGGTTCTTGGCGAGGCTCTTAGAGTCCGCCGCTGAGAACAACTCCGTTCGATGGAGACGAAATGAATAGTCATATGCCACAGAGCATCCAATCAATGAACGAGCTGATGGATCTAACGGCAATCCCCTACAATATTATCGGCCCCAAGGATGGCAAGCCGGTGATTGGCATTGTGCAGGACACCCTGCTCGGTGTCTTCCGAATTACAAAAGATAGCATCCGTGTCAAGGACAAGGTGATGGCCAATTTGCAGATGGTCAATAGTTATTTCGATGTTATGCCGCCCCTCAAGCCGGGTGAGGTCAGCTACACTGGTCGGCAGGTGTATTCGCAGATTCTGCCCCCCGGGCTCTTCCTCGAGAGCAGCAATAAGAATGGCAAGGTCAGCATTCGCGATGGCCAGCTGGTCGCCGGCAACCTGGATAAGAGTTCCTATAACTCGATGTCCAAGGGGCTGACGCCGGTGGTCTTCCACGACTACGGGCCCTTCGAGGCGCGCCGGCTGCTGGATAATACGCAGCGGCTCATCTGTCGCTGGCTGATGACCGACGGGTTTAGTGTGGGGATTAGCGACTTGGTGGTCGACGAGGATGTCTCGCAGATTATGAGCAGCACCATTTCGACCATGAAACAGCAGGTCTATGATAAAATCAATGCCGTCCGGTCGGGGCGGATGGAGAGCCATCCGCTCTATTCCAACCAGGATTACTTTGAGATTCAGATTGGGGGAATTCTGAATGAGAGCACGGGTAATCTGAGCAAGGCGGCGCTGTCGAAAATCAATGATACCACGAACCGGATGATTAACATGATTAAGTCCGGGTCGAAGGGTAGCGATATTAATGTGGCGCAGATGGTGGGCTGCTTGGGGCAGCAGAATGTCGACAGCAAGCGCATCGCCTACGGTTTCACCGACCGGACGCTGCCGCATTATACCAAGTTCGACGATGGTCCCGAGGCGCGGGGCTTTGTGGAAAGCAACTTTATTGGGGGACTCAGCCCCCAGGAGGTGTTCTTCCATGCTATGGGTGGCCGTGAGGGCCTTATTGATACAGCCGTAAAATCTGTAACTGGCGAGACCACTATCGTCATACTAGAAAACGATATTCCAAAATATGTAAAAATTGGGGATTGGATCGACGCACATTTGGCCGCAGATGCCGAGGATGTTGCGCACTTCGAGGAGAGGCAGATGGAGCTGCTTTATATTAAAAATAAGGTGTTTATCCCGACGACGGATTATGATGGTAAGGTTACCTGGGGTGAGGTGACGGCTGTAACGCGCCATGACCCCGGAACGGAGCTGTATGAGATTAAGACATCTGGTGGAAAGAAGGTCATTGTGACTGAGTCGAAGTCGCTGCTTATCTGGCACGCAGACATTGGTCAGTTCAAAGAGGTGCTGACGCCATCGATTAAGGTTGGAGACTGTGTTCCTGTAACGGCAATGCTTTGTGCGCCGCCAACAGTTGTTAAGTCTGTCGATATGACCGCTTATTTCCCGAAGACCAAGTATATTCATGGAACCGAGTTCAACAAAGCAAAGCGATGCATTGATGTTGCCATGGAGGGACGTGGCAAGATTCCTATTGGATGGTGGGCTGCGAACAATGGAACGACGTTTACGCTTCCCTATAAGAAGAAGGCACACTTAACGCGAACCATTGGTCGGTCAAATACGGAGAATATTAAAGATGGTTGCATTTACCCGTTCCATGCAACCCGTGAGCATTCGCTTGTTCCGGATAAGATGGTGTTGAACAAAGAGAATGGTATCTTCATCGGCTTGTTCCTTGCGGAGGGGCATGCATGCGACCACTCTGGTACTGTGACAATTACAAACAACGATGTTAAGGTTCGTGCGTTTGTTAAGAACTGGTTCGATACTTACTCGATTGCACACTCCGAGAACATTAAGGAGAATCACATCGGTGGAACTACATCTGTTGTCATTGGATACTCTTCGCTAATGGCTCGTTTCCTTGATGCATTCGTGGGATGCGGAGCGGCCAACAAGTATGTTCCTGACGCAGCCTTCGTGGCACCAGATGAGTTTGTGATTGGTATTCTCAATGGATACTTCTCTGGTGATGGAACAGTATCTAAGACCTCTATTGAGGCTGGTTCTGCTTCTGCCAGGCTGATTGAAGGAATATCTATGTTGTGTACTCGGATTGGAGTATTCGGGAAGGTGTTTACCACTCAATTGCAGAGTAACAATCTAGGAACTGTAAATATTGCCCCTTCGCACCGGATTGCAATTCGCGCACAGTGGGCACGTACCTTCGCTGATAAGGTTGAGTTTATCCTTGAAAGCAAGAACGCCCAGCTCAAACAGCTGCAGTGCACTCTGAAGCACAGGAACTTTGACTCGCACAACGATGTGGTGTTGGATAAAATTGTTGAGATTTCTATCCTAGATGTTTCAGCATACCCCAAGGTGTATGACCTAACGATTCCCTCGACCCTCAACTTCGGTCTGGCGAATGGTCTGCAGGTCCGCGATACCTCGGAGACAGGGTACCTTCAGCGCCGTCTGGTCAAGGCAATGGAGGATTGCAAGATATATTATGACTACACGGTTCGCAACGCCTCGGGTGTGATTGTCCAGTTCCTCTATGGCGAGGATGGTATGGAAGGCACCAAGATTGAGAACCAGTTCCTGCCCCATATCCAAATGAACCTCCTCGACATGGAGAACACCTATCTCCTTCGCAAGGAAGATAACCTCGAACTCCATCTGACTCCGATGGCCTTCAAGAGTCTGCGTGAGTCGCCGAAGTGGGCCGACGACTGCCGCACCCACTTCCAGCAGCTCCTCGACGACCGCGAGTTCATTATTACCAAGGTGTTCAAGAATGACATTAACGACTCGATTACCTTCCCCATTCCCTTTGGGCGAATTGTCAATACGGCATTCCATCGGCTTGAGGCCCTCGGTCTGACGAGCCAGCCCTCGGACCTGACGCCGGCCTATATCCTGGGCGCTATCGAGCGTCTGAGCGAGCAGCTCTATGTGGCTCAGAAGGGTGCCAAGGAGCTGCCGTTCCTCTATATCCTCCTGCGGCTCCATCTGTCGCCGAAGGTGATGATATTCAAGCACCATATCAATGTGGCAGTCTTCGACTGGATCTGTTCGGAGATTGTACGTTGCTTCAAGGAGGCCGTTGCCCAGCCTGGGGAAATGGTGGGGATTATTGCGGCTCAGAGTATTGGTGAGCCGGCCACTCAGTTATCGGTGAAATTTGACACCAGAATCAGTGTGGCCGGTGAAGAAAATTTCACAGGAAAAATTGGCGAGTTTATTGGCCGCCTACTTTCTGAAAATCCGGAGAAGGTGATTAATCTAGGCGGTGACAGTGTGGTTATGGACCTGGAGAAGGATTATAACATCATTGGCGTCAGCGACACCGAGAAGAGCGGTTGGCGGCGTATCTCCCAAATCAGCCGCCATCCCGCAAATGGCCAACTGATGACGGTCACAACTCGCTCCGGCCGGAAGACGACTGCAACCCTATCGCACTCCTTCCTGAAGCGGATTACTGACAGGATTATTCCAGTTGAGGGAAGCAAGCTCAAGGTCGGTGACCGTATCCCGGTGGCCCGCAAGATTCCGACGGTTGTTCGGCCTTCCACGGTTGCACAGATTCAAAACAAGCCGATGAATTTGGACAAGCAGTTCGGCTGGATTGTCGGCGCCTACCTGGCGGACGGCTACGTGAATGGTAACAATGTTGGTATTAGCAAGATGCATACGGTATTCGAGACGAATATCCGGGAATTCCAGGAGCGCTATCCGGAGATTATCGATGAGGTCTCTGTCCGACGCAGCAACGGTACTATGAGCTATATTCGCAATAACAAGAGTGTAGATGGTGAGAAGGAACGCGTCTCCAAGGTCTATGAGAGCAAGAGCACGTTCATGAAGGGCAAGGGCTTCGCGGAGTTCATGCTGGCCAACTTCGGCACCGGCAGCAACGACAAGCGCATCCCCGCCTGGGTATATGCCTCCAACATCGAGTTCATCCGAGGCGTTGTGTCAGGATACTTCGACGGCGATGGAAACACCAATGGCACCAAGGCATCGATTCGCGTTCACTCGGTGAACGAGGGTATGATTGACGACTTCATCATCCTCTTGGCCTACTGCGGAGTGTTCTGTACCAAGCTTCTCGAGTCGAAGAAGAACAAGGCGGGCAATGAGGATGGACGGGAACAGGACCTCCAGGTTCTCCTAGTCTCGCGAAAGTACGCGAGACACTTCCGCGACACCATTGGCTTCCAGACGGACTACAAAGCCGAGGGTCTGGACCAGATTATCGAATACAATGACCGGGAGGATCGGGCAACCTCGCAAGAGATGGTTGATAAGATTCCGGAGCTGGGGTCCACCATCGCCTATATCGGCAAGATGCTGGAGCTGCCCGGCCAGAGCCGCAATTACGGGCGCTGGCGCAAGAAGGAGTCCATCGGCCGCGATACCCTGGCGAAGTTTATCGAAATCTTCAAGGCGGAGAATGCCAAACCTGAGAAGAGCTTCCCTTGCGTGGCGACGCAGATTCGTATTCTGGAGCAGGCGGTGAACTCAGATGTGGTCTGGGATGAGATTATCCAGATCGACTACCTGGACGATCCGAAGGAATATGTGTATGATTTCACTGTGCCGGGCAATGATAGTTTCATGGTCGATGCTGGTGTGCTAGTTCATAATACTCTCAACTCGGTCGAGTGGCCGACCAAGATGCTGATGAAGATCGATGGTAAGCTCGAGACCCTGCAAATCGGCGAATACATTGATAAAATGATGGTGACAATCGACCCCAAGGACATCGAAGACCATCCGCATGACACGAAGCTCGGCTGGATTCGGAATCACAAGGTGGAGGTGTTGGCTTGTACTGAGGATGGCAAGATTATCTGGGATAATGTGCAGGCGGTTACCCGTCACCCAGTCGTTAATAAGGATGGCACGAATACCCTGCTGAAGGTGACGCTGAGGAGCGGTCGCGAAGTTGTTGCGACCAAGGCCAAGTCATTCCTCAAGAAGGTTGGCAATAAGATTCTGGCTGTTGATGGTGATGTGCTGAAGGTCGGTGACCATATTCCTATCAGCAAGGTTCTGCCAGTTGGCGAGGAGATCGACACCTTTGATGGAATTGCCCTTACGGCCGAGGCCGGGGCGGCAATGGGTGCCAGCCTTGGCGATACATTCCCGACTGAGTTGCTCACTGCCCCCAAGGCATACCTGGAAGCTCTGGTAACAGGATTCTTCTCTGCTAGGGCGGGAGTGGCAGAGGCAGGTCTCGATGTTCTAGAGGCAATGCAGCAGGTGCTCGTGAGACTTGGTGTGCAGTCGGAGATTCACATGGGAGACAACCAAACATATACTTTAACCAGAATAGAGAAAGATGCATACGACATCATTCCCGAAATCGAGCTCTCCACCGGCCTGTCCAAGGCTGTTCCTCGCGAACAACTCGCCGCACTAGCCGCGAGTGCCTCCCCCGAGGACTTGCAGGTGCTCGAGGCGATCAAGGCCGAGGAAGTGATGTACGACGAAATTATCAAAATCGAGGAGATTGTCAGCCAGCATCCCTATGTCTATGATCTGACTGTCGAGAATACGAAGAACTTCAATACCTACTCTGGGATTGCGATGCGCGATACCTTCCATTTGTCAGGGACATCTGCAGCTTCTAAAGCCACTCGTGGTGTGCCCCGGCTCAAGGAATTGCTAAGTGTGAGCAAGAATATTAAGGCACCCTCCCTGCAGATTTACCTGCTGCCGTCGATTTCCGAGAACAAGGACCGATCCACTGAGGTGCTCAATCGTCTGGAAATTTGTCGCCTAGTTAACATCCTCGACTATACCGAAATCTACTGGGACCCACCTGGGGCAACTGGTCTGGATACCGGTGTCACTGATGACAAGGATATGCTGGCCGTTTACCGCGCCTTCGCCGATGCCCAACCGAATCGGCCGCCGAGCACCAGCCCTTGGGTGCTCCGCCTGGGTCTGAATAAGGAGAAGATGTTCCGCGCTGGTGTCACGATGCTGGATATCTATATGAAAATTCTCAACAACTATGGGCATACGGTCGAGTGTATGTTCTCCGACGACAATACCGATAACCTGGTCTTCCGAATTCGAATGTACGAGCTCCTCGCATCCAATAAAGAGTTCAAGGACATCGACCAAGACGATGCCGCGGCCGGCCTGAAGGCGGTTGAGTGGAACTTGGTGAACCATATGTTGTTGAAGGGAATGACCAAAATTAACAAGGTCAGTATGAGTGAGCAGAAAATCGAGAAGTATATTCCCGACCTGAAGGAGTTCGCCGTCAAGGCGGAATGGATTCTGGACACAGACGGCTCGAATCTACTGGAGATTCTCGCCGACCAGAATGTCGATGGAACGCGCACCATTTCGAATGATATCTGGGAAATCTACCAGGTGCTCGGGATTGAGGCAGCACGCGCAGCGCTGTATAATGAAATTCACGAGGTGATTCGGGAGAGTTCAGTGAACTTCCGGCATATTGCGCTCCTCATCGACACTATGACCAGTCGCGGTGCCCTGATGCCGATTGACCGACATGGTATCAATCGCGGCGATGTCGGCCCACTGGCGAAGTCATCTTTCGAGGAGACCACGGAGATGCTGATTAAGGCGTCTATCTTCGGCGAGTATGACCGAATCAACGGTGTATCGGCGAACATTATGCTCGGCCAGATGCCCCCTTGCGGAACGGGTGATAGTGAAATTCTCCTGGATGAGGAGCGATATATGGAACTCTTGCAGGAGTTGCCGAAGAAAACAAAGACCGGTCCACGGCGCGGACCGGGTGCAACAGAGGCAGAGGCAGAGGCAGAACCGGATATTCCGTCCTGCAGTGCCGCCGTCATCGGATTCAGTTACACGCTACCCGAGAAGCGCGCGAGCTTGGCGGCGCCAGTGGTTACCCTCAAGGCTTGAGTAAGTTTCGCAAGCCCGGCGTTAAATCAGCGGGCTCCTGGAGGGCCTTGATACCCAGAGCAGGGGCCACAATACTATACGTTGAAAATACAGCATTTGGTTTTTTATGCATAATGAGAACAGGTTTCTCATCATACGTTTTGTCATTCCACATAAAGAAGGTCGACGATATCCGCAAATTATCGGTCTCTCCCGCAGCGGCCGCCCCATAAGGAGCTGGGTGCAAAACCAGAATCGATATCTGGAGCAAATGGGCGATAAACAGCAGGTCGATATCCATCGGCCATAGTACATCCGACTCCACAATCTCTTTCCAAGTAGTGAGTAGTTGCTCCCGCGGCATGGCTAAAATCTTCTCTACTATTTCCTTAGTGCCCCGATAAACCCGTTTCAACTTCATACTCCATACCGTTTTCATCGTAACATCATTGAAAATATTAAATAGCGCCTTCGCACGCCCAGCATCATCTGAAGCGAGTAATTCGTAGATTTTTCTATTGCGCAGGTTGACGATATCCTCCTTATATCTCAAATGACCACCATACTGTTCCGCAATCCAAGTGAAAAGCTCACCAATAGACCCTTTATTATACTCGCGCGGGCGCCATTGCTTATTTCCCTTAAGTATGGTGGTTGACCACTTGCTGGGCAAGGGCACCACTTCGCATGCATCTTCACGTAACATTGGCGGGATGAGAGCAGGCGGC